GAAAAGGCGTATAAAGATTTATCACGTGCTGCCTTGAAGAAGCGTACTTTTTTCATTTGTAACTCAAAGCAGATTGCTTTATCCTCTTTTTTATTTTTAGATCGTATGTATTTTGAAAGAGGTGAAGTTATTACTATTGGAATTAAATGGTGGCACGGTGGTGCGTGGGAATTTGCTAAAACGTTGAATTATGATAATCCTGATATCTTTTGGGCAGATGGTGATATCGAGTCATTAGATAAACATATTAAAGATTGGCAATTGTATCTTTACATTGCTGCGGGATCTCGATATTATAATTGGCAAGCCATGAATCGCGAGCAAAAGAAAGTTTTGAAAGTGCTGATTAATAAGCTTATGTATCATATTTCTAACAAGATTGTTCTACATGTCGGCACTTTCTGGCGCTTTATGCGTGGTGTTATGTATTCTGGTGGAAAAGAAACTTCTCACGGAGATAGTTGGGTTATGGCATTTGTTTTTTATTTATATATCAATGATATATGCCGTAAGCTTCCTCATATTAGTTTCTTTATTAAGGAAAATGTTAGACTTGGTTATATTAAAATAGCTGTGTATGGTGATGATCATATATGGTGTGCTCCTAAAGTTCTTCGTAATGTAATCAATGTTCAAGGTTTTGCGCATTTTCTTCAGACGTATTTAGATATGAATCTGCGTGATTATAAAGAGTATGATACTTTTTTATCTTTGCCTGATACAACAGGTGGTCTTCTTGTGAAAGGACCTAAGTTTTTGAAAGTTTATTTTATTCCTTCACAAGATTCTGAACTTCCTCCTGTATTGCCTTATCGTCCGATGTTTGAGCCTATGACGAAAATGTTTCTCGATGTTGAAGGTCAACCTGAGAATTACGTTCTCAAATCCATCGGGTTTGCCTATGGTACGTACGGTACTAATCCTGCTCACTATGCTATGGTTAAGTGGTTTTATGACACATTAATGACAGGAGAGGTTAGATCCCCTTACGATATGTACCAAGAAGCGGTCAAGAATCCTAATAATACTCTTTCTCTTAATAAGTTAATAAAGAGATGTAATATGACTGCTGAACAAGCTTTTGACCATTTTCCTTCCGCTGATAATTTGCGACGTCGACATATTTATGATCCCCATTATGTCAAATACGGTAATAAAGGAGATTGGTTATGGTGTTTACAACAAGATCTAGGCTTGATTGGAGTTCAAAGTAATGTTCCTTATACGTATTAGTTAACGGTCAGCACATTACCGATAGTGTTTAGACGTAAAAACGTCCACCCAGTAAGGAAG